ATCTGGGAACAATTAAATCAAGGAGGAATTCGTAGAGTTTGGTCGTTAATAGCGGCATGGGAACGTCAAGTTCAAAATTCAGGCAATAGGAGTATAATGCCAACAGATTGGTTTAAATAATGATTCAAACAATTACCAATACTCTCACCCAATGGGAAAAACGTCCATATTGGGTTTCAGAGATATTCTCAGCATTGAGTTTTATCACTAGCGTATTAATTTATTTTAATACGAGTTTTACAATTATTGCTTCCATTTGGGTAGCTTTAGTTTTCAGATTAATAGTAAATTGGTGCATAACAGGACCAACAGAAAAGATCAATGAAATAGTAAATACTGTTTCAACACAAGTATCTACAGCTACAATTAAAGCTATAGATGCTGTAGGAAACCACTTAACAGGGGTTACAGAACAGTTAAATCAAGGTATGACCTTAGATAGTTTGTGTTATAATGCAAATCGCCACAAGATAGGATTAGCAGCATGTACAAAAACTTTAGTTAATGCGAAAAATGTACCTGACATTGTTTCCGAATCTGTAAAGATCGGGAGTATGTTAGGTGTAGAAACTGCAATAATAACTAAAATTTGTGCTTCAACTGTTGATACACTTAATACAACTATGAGATCAGTAAGATTAAATGTCGATGAAAATATTGAACATTTAGATTCTTATGGAGGTGGTATTGAAGAATCACTACCTTTTATTGGAATGTTAGCTAGTATGACAGGAAAAACAATAAATAAGGATTTAAATTTCGATAAATTTATAACACAATCAGCAAATCAAACAAAGAGTTTAAAGATATTAGTTGATCAAATGTCTATATTAGGTAAAAGATTGGGAATAATAAAAGATAAGAATCATGATGAAATATTCAAATTACTTAAAGAAATAGATTCCTTGCAAGAGGAATATATGTGGGTAGTTCGAACATTAGCAATTAATGGTTCTGACTTTTTGAAACCAGCTCCAAGAAGAAGATTTAAAGCATTCAGTACTAAAATTATGGATATTGATAGAAAAACAAGATGTATACCAAAAATGCGGGATGGAAATAATAAGTTATTTTCAGATGTACAAGGAATGGTTCGTAAAAGTTTAGATTATATTAACCAGGTCGAGTTAATTGAAAAAACAAACGGAATACGTCCATTACCAGTAGGAGTATGCATTCAAGGTCCAAGTCAGATTGGAAAAAGTACATTGATTTCTATAATAACAAAGAAAGTAAAAGAATCTTTAACTGAACATGATGATTTCATAGATGCGATGTCTTGGAGTACCTGGAACACTAATCAAAAAGAAGAAACTTTTGATGAAGGTTACAGGGGTCAAGAAATAGCATATTGGGATGATTGTTTTCAGAGAAAGGATTGTAAAGATCATGTTGATTTTTATCAGAAAGGTAATACTAATGCTATTGGAACATGTCAAGCGAATATTAATGAAAAAGGTAGTCCATACAGGGCTAAATTACATTTAGCAACAACAAATTGTATTCCTACGACATCAACAACAGTTAATTGTATTGAAGCACTTCATGAACGTTTTCCTATCACAATAAAAGTGGATTGGATAGCTGGAAAGAAAGATCTTAAATCAACGGCTTTAGATCCAAATTTTGAACATATGAAATTTAAGATGGGTACAATGATTGAACACGTTAACGATCCAGAAAACACAAAGGTCGTTAATTTAGAAGAAATTGTTGAAAAAATAACTTCTTCAATTATCTTAAACAATCAAAAATATCTAGCACTTCTGGAAACGAATCAAGCAATAGCAAGAGCTATCGAACCAGAAGTAATTTTAAATATGGACGAAGATTGGGATCAAAATGAAATTGATGATGCAGTTACAAACTCTTTTGAGTCTGTAAATGGACCAATTATAACACCTTATCTACCAACAGCAAGAGCGGGAATACCAATAGAATTACCACAAGATGAAATAAGAACTTTACTAAGTCAAAGACCCGGTCAAGCAAGAGAAGAATTTGAACAAGATCAGGAAATGGCAGCAGCAGGAACACCTTTACCGGCAGTAGTTGCAGCAAGAAACCGTATTGGTAACTTTAGTACAATAGCTGATAGAGGTGTACAATCAATTGCTATGACAGAAATGACATATGAACTATGGATGCAAGGAAAAGCAGCATGTGGTTTGGATAATATGACAAGTATTACACAATTACAACCATGGTATTTATGTTTAACTCGACGCGAAGATGGTGCAACATTTAGAGAAG